CTTCGCGTGCGTCGGTGGCTCCGGTGACGTGGAGTGCGTCGGCTGCCATAGGGACCTCCCGGTCGTTGTCAGGTTCAGCGGATCGGGTGGGTTACGGCTCGCCGCCGTCTGCTTTACGGTGGGCGGACCAAGTCGAGGAGGCCCCGGTGGGGAAGATCGAGGAAGCCCGCAAGTCGGTCACCTACGGCGTGGTGGGTGCCGCGTTGGCGTTCGCCGCGGTGGGGGCCGGTGTGTCGGCGCTGGGGGGTGGCACGGAGCCGACGAGCGCGGTCACGGAGCTGTCGCCCGGCGAGGCCTCAACCAGCCCGGCCAGTCCGAGCAGCCAGGGCAGCCCGGCGGCGGCGCCGACCTCAAGTGCGGCACCTGCCGCGACATCTGCGGCGGTGGCGGCACCGACCTCTGCTTCAGGCCCCGCGGTCGTCGAGGCGCCCGTAGAGGTGCCGTCAGCCAGTACCGTTCCGGTTGTGACCGAGCAGCAGCAGACCAGCGCCCCGGACGCCGGCGGCGATCCGAGCATCGGCACCATCGGCCCGGACGGTCAGTACACGCAGGCCCCCGCGCCGCCTGGTGTCGTCAATGCGGCCCCCCCGATGCTGCCTCCGCCGCCGGTCCCGAGGCTGCCCGGTGAGTCCGGCTACGTCGCCCCCGGAGCCACCCCCGCTCAGGACGGGTAGCCGGTCGCCAGGTAGGGGATGGCGTTGATCGTCCCGGCACCCGTGCAGCGCGCCTGGATCTCCAGGGTCAGCGTTGAGATGTGCCCGCCGGGCACTGGCAGTGGGCCGATCAGGTAGGAGCCGCCTGCGGTGGTCACCGGCTGCGTCGCCCCGAGCTGCGAGCCGTTGGCCAGCAGCCGCACCTCGCCGGTGGTTCCCGTCGTGGTGGCGCTCATGCCGACGACGACCTGCGGCTGCTGCTTATAGCTGGTGGACCGCCAGATCGTGGTGAACGACGTCGATGTGGTTGACGTGGCCCCACCGAACATGGCCGGGTAGAACATGATGGGCATGAGGGGCCGCGCCAGGCCCTGCCCGGTGACCACGTCGGCGCCGAAGATCTGGTTCCCGGCCCGGTCGAACAGGAGGAACTCCTGGTCAACCGATCCGTCTGCAGCGCCGGTCGGGTCGAACAGCGCCACCGCGAGTGTGCCGTCTCGCCGGTAGAGCAGGAACACCTGTTCGTCGGTGCCGTTGGTGATCGCCGATGCGCCCGGTCCGGCGTAGAGCACCTGGACGGCCCCGGACATCATGGCTAGGAACCCGCCGCGGATGGTGAGTCCGCCGTCGGTGATGGAGGCGTTGCGGAGGAACCCGGAGCGGGCGAACTTCGCCACCTCCTCGGAGGCGATCGTGCGGACTCGCTCCCACAGGCCGGGGGGTGTGCCGGCGTCCAGGCCCATCAGCTGCCGGGCTTCTGGCGAACGCGGCCATCGCGTACCGCGTTAGCGATCACCTGCCGCACGATGTCTTCGAGTCGGTTCCACAGCGTCATCAGAGCCTCCCGGCGACGGCGTACATCTCCAGCTTGATGTTGTCCCCCAAGTCCCCGGACTTCGTCTTCACCCGCATGAACGCGGTGCCCTCCAGCCCGAGCCATGCACTGCTGGTGCGCGGCACCACCTGGCAGTAGTCGCCCGGCAGCACCTCCGCCGCAGCGGCGGCCCGCACAGTCACCGTCCACGTCTCGATCGGGCGGGCCGAGCGGGCAAGGAGGTTGTCGGCGTGCCCGGACAGCGTGCCCAAGTCCGACACCGTCGACCGGAGCTCGGACACCTCCAGCAGCGGCCACCCGGCGTCGACCAGCGTCCGGTCGTAGGCCCACGCCATCAGCGTGTCCTCCTCGTTGCCCTGCCCGGTCTCGAACGCCCACATGCCCATGACGGTGGCGTCTTCGTCGGTGTTGATCGACACGACGGGGCCCTTGCGGGCAGTCGCGTCGAACACCCAGTCGGCGCCGACCTGGGTGAGCAGCGGCTGATCTTCGTCACCGGTGTCCATCACCCACTCGATGAACCGGCGGTCCGCCTGGTAGCGGGGGCGGAACCGGATGTCAGGGGCCCCGGCCTCCCGGGCGGTCAACTCCCGCAGCTGGTCGCCGACCTTCAGCAGCTTCCAGCCGGGGAACGTCTCGGTATGGTCGCCGGCGGTGGCCCCGATGCCCATGACGAGGGGCAGGTTCCCGCCCGCCCACTGCATCGCCAGGGCGACCAGTCCCTTGCCGATGCCGCCGAGGGTGAGGGTGTCGAGGGTGACGCTTCTGGACTGGATGGGTGTCCCGGCGTCGGCGAGTTCGAGGACATGCCGGTGGTCGAACAGAGACCACAGACCCGCGGCGCCGAGGGTGAGGACGCCGTCGTCGTCGTTCCAGGTGCGGGACCAGATCGGCCCGGCTTCCTGGATGCGCCCGTCGACGTCGACGGCGAGGAAGCAGCGGGCGGCTTGGGCGTTGTTGCGCAGGTCCAGGTCCCGCACGATGTGCTCGGCGATCTCGGTTTTGATGCGCCCTGGTCCGTTGGCGACGACCGACCAGGGTGCGGTGGTGACGTCGATGCTGCCGGTGATGCGGCCGGTGCGGAGTTCCCCGTAGAGGACGGTGACGCTCACCAGTAGGTGTCCGCGAACGTGGCCGTCAACTGCGCGCCCACGTCGTAGACGCCACCGAGGGACGTGAACTGCACGGTCAGCGACGACATGGGCGGCACCTCCAGCCAGTCCGCGTAGGTCAGGTTCGCCCGCCGGTCCGCAGTGCCCTCCACCAGCACCGTCCCCGCCGCCGTGTCGACGGCGATGACCTGCCCGGACGGCACCTGGGCGACGTAGGTGAGCCGCCGGGAGCCGGCGGACAACTCGAAGCCCTGCGGCAGCGCACCGCGCACCCCGAACACGATCGGTGCCGGTGCGGTTCCGGCGTTGGTCAGCACCAGCTGCCCGGTGCTGCCCGGAGCCCCGTAGTCCAGTGGGTAGGTCAGGGGGTAGGTGAGTCCACCGCCGGACACTGGGAGGCCGATGTAGGGGCTCCTGGCCGGGCCGTAGCGCAGCGGGTCGGGGCAGCGCCACTGCAGCAGCCACCCGAAGCGGCCCATGCCCCACTCGGTGCGGGCCAGCATCGGCTTGCACACCAGTAGCTGCGCGCCCGCCGACAGGGTCCGGTTCGCGGCAACCACGGTGAGCGGCTCGGTGCTGTCGTCCTCGCCGTAGGCGGCTGCGGCCTGCAACCCGAACAGCATCTGGTCACGCTGCTCCTCAGACCAGCACTGCCCCTCAATGGTGACGATCCGCTCGTCCGACCACAGCGGCGACGGGTGAGTGCCGTGCCCCCGGGTGCGGACCTGCTTGTCATAGCGGGCCGTCGGGCGTTCCTCCCAGCCCTCCAGCGACAGGATCCGGTAGGCGGCGTCCGTGCCGGTGGTCAAGGTGAGCCCGCGCCAGGTGACGCTGGTGCGGGTCACCCGGCGCCGCCGGTGCGGGCGAGGACAGCCAGAGCGTGGGCGGTGGCGTTCACGTCCCCCCGCTCCGCCTCGTAGTACCGGTCGATGCGCACGACCGCGTCAATGCCGCCCTGCGCTGCCTGCGCTGCGGACGGCATCGACATGGCCGACGTGGAGTAGCTGGTTTCGGCAGCTCGAGCAGATGCCATGGCGGGTGCCGCCACCGACAGGCTCTGCATCGCCGAGTAGTCGGCCATGGCCTGCATCTGCGCGGCTACGGCGGGCTGCATCGACTTGATGCCGTTTACGAAGCCCTGGCCGACGTTCTGTCCAAGGTCGGCGAAGACGCGGGAAGGGGAGTGGATGCCGAGGAACCCGGTCACGGCAGACACGGCGCTCTTAGCGACGCTCATGGCGGCAGAGGCGACGTTGCCGGCCATGTTCTTGATGCCGTTGATGAACCCGCGGATCAGGTCGGCCCCGGCGCTGACGAGTAGCCCGCCGATGTTGCCGAGGGCGCCCAGCAGCCGCCCAGGCATCCCGGCGACCCAGGACACGGCCGAGGACACCCCGGATGACACGGCGCCGGTCACCGTGTTCCAGGCGCCGGACACGGCCCCGGACACCGCCGACCAGGCCGACTTCGTCCAGCCCACGACCCGATCCCAGTTTGCGATGATCAGCGCGACCAGCCCAATCACCGCGGCGGTCACCCAGCCGACAGGACCGAGGGCGATGAACCAGGCTGCGGCCATCCGGGCGGCCTGAATCATCGATTGCACGCCCATCACCACCCACCCGGCGACTACCCCGGCGGCGGTGGCGGCCATCGAGGAGACCATGACCGCGCCCTGAACTGCGAACCCGGCGGCCATCATCACCAGCGACGCGACGGTACGGATCCGCGCGCCCACCCAAGCGGCGGCCACGATCGCGGCCTGCGCGACCGCGGCGATGCCCATGCCGATCCAGGCGCCCACGGTCAGCCCTGCGTTGAGGACCGCGGCACCGGCCATCGCCGCCCACCGCAGCACCATCATGGCGATCTGCGCGGACTGCACGGCGACGCTGGCAACTGCCCCAGCCTGGGTCATCACGAACGCAGCCACCGTCTTGGCCGCGGCGATCGTGGACTGCACACCCATCGCGATCAGGGCGGGCAGGAACACCGCGGTGATGAGCGCGGCGACGATGGTCAGCGGGGTTTGGTTCGCGGCCATCCACTGCGCCGCCGACTGCAGCGCCGGCACCAGCGACATGGACAGGAACCCGCCCACGGCCTTCACCGCCGGGCCGAACTGGGTGGCCAGCGTGGTGGCCGCGGAGTTGACGAACGGCAGCACCTTGCCGCCGAGGACCTCGACGAACGCCAGCTGCGCCTGCCGCTTGAACGATTCGATGTTCGTCGACGCGTTGTCGTTTAGCGCCGCACCCATCTTGTCCGCGGCGCCCGCGACGTTGCCCATGGACTGCACTGCGGTGGTGGTGTCCATGGCGTACAGGGCGGCCCCTAGGTCTTCGGCTTGGGTGCCGAACAGTGCGGTCGCGGCTTGCGCGCGCATGGCGGGGTCCTCGATGTTGCGCAGCCCGTCCAGAACCTGCCCAAGCGCGTCGGTCGCGGTCGGCCCGCCGGCGGCGATCTTCGCGGCCATGTCGTCGGCGTTCATCCCGACCATCTGGAAGCCCTGCGCGGTCAGTTTCGACCCGTCGACCGCCCGGATCGCAAACTCCTTGAGCGCGTCCGCGGCGACATCAGAGTCCCGTGCGCCCGCGTCGATGGCCTGCGAGATGAGACCCATCGCCGCGGTGCCGTCCAACCCGAGCTTCTGGAACTGCACCCCGTACTCGTTGAACGTGTCGAGGAGGTCGCCGGCCTTGTCGTCGCCCTGCTGGAACCCGCGGGTCAGCACGTCCAGCGCCTGCCCGGCGTTGTCAGCGAGACCGGTGCGGATCATCTGCGCGACCGCGTTGGTGGTGCCACCCAGATCCTGGTCGAAGGTCTTGGCCAGGTCCATCACGCGGCCGGTGATGGCCTCGATCTGGGCGTTGGTGGCGTCCTCGGGCAGGAGGCCGTTCTGCAGCACCTGCCGGACGGCCTCGTTGACCTCGGACAGGGAGTCGCCGTATGCCTGGGCGTACAGATGGCCCGCTACCTGCCCCGCGGCTTCCGCCAGTGGGCTGCCGGCGCCGAGCTGGGCGGCCAGCTTGTCGTTGGCGGCCTCGATGTTCATGCCGCCGACTACGGCGGCGCCGACTGCTCCGGCGATCGCTGCGCCCGCCGCGGCAGCGATGACAGCGCCCTTGGCGCCAAAGTCCTTGACCCGACCGAGGGCCCCGTCAAGGCCCTTGTCGAAGTCATCGGAGTCAAGGTTCAGGTAGCCGACGAGGGTGCCGAGGTTCATCCGTCATCCCTCCGTGGCGTGTACAGCGCGGACTGGATGCGGGTGGACCACAGTGGTTCCTGGCGGACGTGCGTCCCGGTCCGCACCTCGTGCCACCCGGCCGCGGGGACGGTGAGGAGCCCGAGGATGCGGACTCGCAGCCACCGCCACGAGCGGTCGCGCATGAGCGCTGGGTCTTCGACGTCGACGCCGCGGTCGCTCAGGTCGGCCTCGATCAGTTGCCAGCGGTCGAGGAGTTCGGTCCAGGTGTGCCCAGAGCCGTCGCGTCGTCGGGCTCGGGGGTCGTCGACCCAGCGCGGGAGCCCCGACCCGGGTTCGACTTCGCCGGAGCCTTGGACGCTCGACGGGTCGCCCGGTTCGGGGCCGGCGGGTTTCCCACCTGGCTCCACGCCTTCTCGGCGGCCTCCCGGCCGTACACGTGCCAGATGATCAGCGTCTTGAAGACGTGTGCGGCCCGGTCACCCATCAGCCCGTCGGCCAGCATCTCCTCGGGGGTGCGGCCCATCACCTCGGTCTGCACGGCCTGCCAGCCATCATCGTCGAGGAGGTCGGCGACCAGCGCGTCCCCGTCCTGGGCGGCCTCGGGGTTGTCCTTGGCGCGCTGCGAGATGCGCAGCAGCACCATGCCGGTCTCGGCGCTGATGCGGTCGGGGAAGGTGAGGAGTCTGCCCCCTACGGGGAGTTCCTTCTTGGGGCTGCCGAGCAGTTCGTCAAGGTCCTGGAATGGCACGTGCGGTCTCCTGGCGGTTGTCCTGGCGGTGGAGGGGAGCGGGCCGGTCGCACCGCCAGGCAGCGACCGGCCCGCGTCTCAGGGTCAGGCGTAGGTGAAGTTGGGGTTCACCGTGGAAGCGCCGACCGGGTTGGTGACCTTGACCGCCTTCGCGCCGGCCGAGTTGGCGGGGGTGACGGCGGAGATCGTGTTGTCGTCGATCACCTGGTAGGAGGTGGCGTTCGTGGAGCCGAACATGACCCCGCCAGCGCCGGTGGTGCCCGTGAAGCTGCGGCCCTTGACCGTGACCAGGGTGCCGCCGGCGGTGGTGCCGGTCGCCGGGGTGACCGAGGTGAGGACGGCGATCACCGGGGTGACCTCACCCGGGTGCGCGATCAGCTTGAGCTTGCCCTGACCGGTGAGGGTCACCGAGACGGTGGACAGCGCGGAGAACGCGCCACCATCGGGGGACCAGACGACCGCAGCCCAGCCCTCGTAGGCCTCGATGCGAGGCCCGTTGGGCTCCATCTCGTACCAGCGCAGGTGTACCGAGTTGGCGGCGCCGAACGTGCCGAAGGACTTGGTGCGCAGGAACTCCTGGCCGGGGTCGTAGGCGGTCGGCGCGGACTGCTGCACCTTCCGGGCCACGGTCAGGTCCACGTTCCAGTTCTCCGCGGTCTTCGTCTGCGACCCGTAGCCGCCGGAGTCGAAGTCGGAGTCGTCCTCGAGGTTGGCGTCGATGCCACCGGGGGTGAGATCGGTGATGCCGAACACGCCGGTCCACAGCGGGCTGCTGTTGGACGAGGCGGTGTCGACGTCCAGGTACCACTTCTTGTTGGTGGTGGACCCGCCGAGAGGGACGCGGGCGACTGGTGCGGTCATGGGTGGGGTCTCCTCAGGTGCGGTGCGGGGAGGGGCGGTGGACGGTGGCGTAGTAGTTGTCCGAGCGGGACCACCGGTCGTTGTCGTCCTGACCCAGCGATGTCCAGGACTGGCGGGCCAACAGCAACACCCGGACACCGGTGGGCAGCGTGAACGGGCCGGCGCCGTGCCACAGGTCGAACACCGAGTCGGCCAGGTCGTCGGCGGGCCGCGGATCTTGCCCGCCCCAGCGGAAGCGGGCCTGGACGCCAATCACATCGTCCGTGAGGGTCGGGTTGTCGTCGACCCCGTAGCTGGTGAGAGTGATCAGCCGGTCAGGGGCGGCCGGAATGGCGCCGACGACGATCCCCGTCTCTCCGGAGGTGTGGATGCCGTTGTCGCGCCACGTGCCGATGCCGAGGGCGTCGAGATCCTTACCGAGGCCTTCCAGCAGGTCGGTGGTGTATCCCACGCCACCCCCAGTTGATCGGTACGGTGCGCGGATGCGTAACTCCGGGGTGTTGGCTTCTGCCGTTCTGCTGGTAGGGCTCGCTGGCTGCGGCGGGTCAGGCGACGACGACGGGGCCGGGCCGGTGCTGGACTCGACCGAGTCGGTGTGTGACCAGTTCGCCGGGTTCTTGAAAAACGGTGGCGACCGTGCGTCAGTGGTCGACTCGATCGGGGGCGCGGTCGGCAACGCCGCGCAAGGTGTGCAGGACGCTTACGGGTCGCTGCAGAACACGGTCAGCGCGGACCAGTCAGCGCAGCAAGTCGCCGATGACGCGTTCGCGCAGGCTTGCTTCGACGCTGGCTGGAAGAGCTAAGCCAGGCTGCGGCGGATGCGGGCGGCAATCAGCGCGACCGCTACTTCCCGTTCCCCGTTCATCGCCGACTCCAGGTACTTCGCAGACCGGCCGGGGTCGTGATGCAGCGTCATGTCCTCGTGCTGGACGACCGCGTACGGGGTGTCATAGGAGACTCCACCGATCAGCTTGTCCCGGTCGATGAACGGGCGCCCCGAGCGTTCCAGGGTGCCCTCTTCGTGCGGGACACGGTTGTTGGATACGCCCAGCACGTGCTCGACGGCGTCGTTGAGGCCATCCGCTGCAGCGTCGTGCGTTTCGGCCCGCACCTCGCTCAGACGAAGGTCTACCTTCCACGCCTTGCGGTTCGGCACGGCACCTGCCTCAGGTAAGAACAACCTCAAGGTGTTCGGGTAGGTCCAGGCCGGGGGCATCGCGGCGGGCCACGCCGATCACCTCAGCACTGCGGTGGCCGAGGTCAACTCGGCTGCCCGGGGCTAGCGTGTCGGCGTGCTCGAGCGCTGTGTACAGCGTGGCCTGGGAAACGACCTCTGTGCCACTGGCGTCACGGACCAGTTGCCGCTTGTCGTCGAGGAAGCCGGAGATCACGGCGTCCGGCCCGTAGCTTGGCCCGTAGGCGCCGGAGCCCAGCAGGGGTGTGACGGTGACCGAGTGGACGAACCAGTCGGCGAGTTCGTCAGCCATACAGCCACACCCGCTGGCTGGTGAGCCCGGCCGCGGCGAGGATCTGCCGGGCCTCGTCGGTCAGGGTGCGGCCAGCAGTCGCACGGGTCTGCGCAGCGAGTGCCGCTTCGGTGGTGTCGTAGTCGATCGCGGCGGTGCCGATGCGCTTGGACTTCACCACGGCCTTGGGCGCCTCGGCCGACAACCCAGTCGTCGGGTCGATGCCGAGCGCGATCCAGGTGGCGACCTGGGCGCAGCAGGCGTCGGCGAGGGCGTCAGCGACCGGGCCGGGCTTGGGGAGCCCGTCGGTGCCGACGTCGTACACGGCGGTGAGCGTGGCGTCGTCGACGAGCCGTGAGGCCGCCCGCAGCAGCCTGTCGGCCGTCTCCGGTGCGGGGTCCCCGGTCCAGGCGGCGAGCTGTTCGTCGGTCGCGTACACGGCCACGGTTGTCCTCCGTCGGTACGGGGTGGCGGGGCGCAGGGCGCGGATCGGGCGGGGGGCGAAGGACTCCCATGAAGTCCCCCCTGGCCGGCCTTAGGGGCGTCTGGTTGGTTCTGGGAGACCCCAGGGACGCCCCGCCACCGAGCGGGTCAGACGAGCTTGGTGGCACCGCTGTCGATGTTGTGCTCGACGGTGACCTTCTTGCCGTTCGGGCCGATCACGTCGTACTTCTCGACGCGCTCCTTGCCGGTCGGGCCGGCGTCGAGGACGTCGGCTTCCGGCAGCAGCACGACGGCGTTGACCGTGCCGTACCCGGCGGCGGCAGCGGCGGCCTTGTCCGGGTGGTCGACCGAGGACACCCGCTCGGTCGGGTCGGTCGTGTCGTACGGGGCGTCGCCGGGCTGGATCTCGGACGGGACGTTGACGGCGTCGGTGGTGACGGTGCCGTTCGTCCCGGCCGGGCCGGGCTCGTCGGTGTTCTTGCGAGCAGCCATGGTCGTGGTCTCCGTGTCTCGAAGGGGGGTCAGGAGTTGAGGACGCCGCGGAGGCGGGCAGCGGCGCGACCACCGAAGGTGGCGAGGCCGCAGTACCAGTCGATGCGGGTGCGGTAGACCGGCTTGGCGTCGATCTCACCCAGGTCGTAGGCGGCCGGCAGGAGCAGCCCGTTGGAGGCGAGGCCGGTGACGCCCTGGTCGCCCTCGTCCTGGCCGAACTTCACCGCGTACATGGAGGAGGCGGTGCCGGTGGCGGTGCCCTGCGTCTCCGTGGAGGGCAGGATGTCGACGCCGGCGGCGGTCTGGCCTGGGTCGAGGACGGGGATGCCGTTGTAGGTGAGGACCCGCTTGCCGGTGAGGTCCTCGCGGATGAAGTCCGCCCCACCGAGGCGGCGCAGGGAGCTGGTGAGGCGGGCCTGCGCGGCGGCGTTGGCGTAGATCGCGCCGTTGCCGGCGTTGATGCCGGGGACGGCGGCGAGGAGCCGGTCGACGGCGTCGAGGAAGTCGTGGCCGCCGGAGACGGGGCCGAGGCCGTTGGTGGCGGTGTCGATGACCTGGTTGCCG